CTGTCTATCGCCAACGTAATGTACGTAATTGCATGCGCTGTGAAAGATACTAGTTTCGCTTTATATAACACGCCATTGTTCGCTTACATACTAGGTTTTGGATTCGTTGCATTCCTTGTCCATTGCGCAATAAATAACAAGTCATGAATATCACAATGAAGATAGTATATGCTACTTTAGATTTTGTAATACTGAATGTGATAGCCATACCTTTCGCAATAGTAAATCCTATGCTTTGGGCTTGGTATTCTTTATGTATTATATTAGCGTTCGTTCTTAGGCTTGGAATGGAGCATAGAAAACATAGGCTTACATGGGCTTCATTGATGTATCAATCGATATGCACTATAAGCTGGTCGTTCTTTACAATATTAGTTTGGAATTATATGTTTCCAAAAGGTCGTGATGGATTTGAGATTTACTTATTCCTGAACAGTCTTTTCGCTACGTTCTTAGTCGGCCAGTTTGAGGTTATAGGTAAAGACGGAATAAAACAATGGTTAAGAATTAAGTTAAGCACGTTTCTTGCTACTGAAAGTGTTAAATCCGCTCCCAATCAAACGACAGAAGAACAGGAGGATATATCATGACATTAGAACAGCTTTCAGGTTTCATTTTAATCTGCTTAATGATAGGGATAGTATTCATGGCTACCCGTTTCGTTTCATCAGTAAGGCTTGACGGTCGTGGTATTTACTGGATTACTATTAACGGATGGATAAGAGGCGATAAAAGATATAAAGAGTGGATGAAGGATAATCCGGTTTACTTTTGGAGTATGCTATTAGTGGTTGCGTTATGCCCTACGATCCTATTCCTAATACCGCCATTCAGCAGAGGCAATATGTTCGTAAGGCCGGAATTAATGTTATATACCAACGTGTTATTGTGGTCTGCGATATTCGCTACTTATAGGTTCTTTTTTAAGGTTACTAAAAATAAATAATATGGCATCATTTGGAAATCAGAGTTTAAATACTCTAAAAGGCATTCATCCTGATTTAGTAAAAGTAATGAAAGCTGCAATCGTAAATACACCGGTTGACTTTACTATAACTGATGGAGTGAGAACCACAGCGCAACAACAGGCGTTATACGCTAAAGGAAGAACAAAACCAGGGGGGATTGTTACTAATGCTGATGGAGTTAAAAATAAGTCAAACCATCAAGTTAAATCAGATGGATATTGTTACGCTGTAGATCTGTATCCTTATGTAAATGGAAAGATTGATTTCAATGATAAGATGAATAACTTATCTATGATAGCTAACCACATAAAATCAGTAGCAAAAAGCATGTCTATTAAAATCACATGGGGAGGTGATTTTAAGTCAATACTCGATAGACCTCATTTTGAGTTAAAAAAATGAAATCAGGAATATATAAAATAACTAATCCTAAAGGAAGGGTATATATAGGTTCGTCTAAGAATATAAAATCTAGGATTCGTGATTACGAGCTACTAAAGTGCGTTAGTCAAACAGTTATATATAATTCATTACTGAAATACGGAATAGAAAACCAATCTTTTGAGATTGTTGAGAAATGTAAAGAATCCGATCTTTTGCAGCGTGAAAGACATTACGGACTGATGTATGATGTATTAAACAAACACAAAGGGCTAAACTGTCATTTACCAGCTGACGGAGAAGGAAGAATACAAGTGTCTGATGAATTAAGAAAGAGGGCTGCTTTTAGGGTTTCAGGGGAAAAGAACCCGTTCTTCGGAAAGAAGCATTCTGAAGAAACTAGAGAAAGGCTTTCTGCGGCTTCAACCGGAAGGACACCTCACAATAAGGGTATTTCTGGGGTATACAAAGCCTCTTTGGAGGCAAAAGAGAATATGAGAAAGTCTCAGCTAGGTAGAACTCATACCGATGAGACTAAGTATCTTATGAGATTGAGAAGTAGCAATTTAAAATTAGTTATTAATATGGATACAGGTATTTTTTATGATGGAGCTAAAGAGGCTTCTGAGGCTATGGGATACTCATTTAATACTTTTAAAAGTAGACTAAACGGTAATAAGAAAAATAATACCCCTTTTGTTTTTGTTTAACTAATGTTTAAAGGTAAATAACCATGAAAATAAACACCGAACTATTGAAAGTGATTATTGCGTTCTTCGTAGTAGTCCTTTCGTTTTCCTATTTCTTCATAACCTATTTTCAAGGTAAGGCTCAATCTGATCCACAGGTTATCATTGCAATAGTAGCGGCTTTAACACAAGTACTAAACTATTTCTTTGGTTCTAGTCAGTCAAGCGCAAAGAAGGACGAAGCAATAGTAAACATGAGCTCTAGTATTCCTGACATTAAAAATCAATCCGATGACACTAAAAAATAGTATTCCATACATCATAATTGCATTACTGGTAGTCGCCTTGTTTTGGCGTAAAGATTTACCTTTAAAGTCTGATGTTGACCAAATATCAACCGCACGAACCGACACTTTAAGAAACGAACCGGATGGATCAGTAAGTAAGGCCATTTTTGCTGCTGAGGATGTTGAAATGTTGAGGCGTGAATTGGCCGTAAAAGATGCCAAACTAGCTGAAATGGTAAAGAAAGGAGCTAAAACGGGCATCAAAACTGTAGTCGAATGGCGTATTGATACTGTAGTCGTGAATGCGGACTCAATTAGAAGCGATATAAGGAACGCAACTGTTAAAACTAAGGATTATACAGCTAACATTACATCGTGGCCTGACAGTACCCGTATGGCTTTGTCTGCTGTAGATACAGTTAGGTATTCTATAGGTAAAGATTTCAGACTGAATGCTAATCATTCATTTAAAGGCTTAAAAGTTGTCGAACTGGAATCTTTTTATGTAAAACCCCAACAAAAGAAAACCGGATGGAAGTTTTTTGCTGGGGCTGTTTTAGGTGGGCTGATTGTTTACGGTGCGGTTAAGTAATTTTCTCTGCTTTAATTACCAGTGGGTTTTTGACTTTGGATTGGGCTTCGTTATAAGCAGAAACATAACTATAGTAGTCAAAATGCTTGTTGTATGGTCTTCCGTTTGCGTCAGTTTGTTCCCATACAGGCTCCATAGGATTCTCAAGCAATATGCCTTGGGATTTGAGGAAGGATTTAAATGAATCAATTGGACATTCAAAAGCATTCTCTTCATCTGTAAAATCTTTATATCCGTGAATATCCTCAATTCTGTATACGTGATCAATCTCAGCCACTATCTCAGGATCAGGAAGTATTGACTTGCACTGCACCTCTGTCAATTCCGTTACTCTGTTTAAAACGGTGTAGTTATATCCTCCTGGTAAATCAATATACTTGAAGTTAAGGAATGACTTGTAATGTCCATCAGGAATACATAATTGCTTGCCGTATGGGATTACAGATTGATTCGTGACTATTTCACAATCTAAAATTGACGTTCCGATTGGCATGTCATCCACCAACAGTATATCTGCTGCGCCTGTTGAAATTATTTTCATGGTTAAAGCTCTCTTTTTGCTAAATTGTTATACAACATCCTGCAATTATCCCTTTCTTGAACAGAATAGGTTTGATCTAATGTTTTCTCCAAATACTTACATCTTAACTTCCAGTACAGAAGTGAATTTTGAGGTATAGTTTTACTTTGCGTTGTTAATTCTTCTATTAGGTTTATTTCTTTTTTCATCATTCCTCTATTTAGTTTGTGATTTGTTAGTGAACTATTTTACCGTTTACTCTGTAACAACCTCCGCCAGACTCCCTTTTTTTGTTGTAAGCAGAATGGGCTTGTTTAGCTGATTTCTCAACATCTTCAGGAGTACATATATCGCACAGCATCACTTCTCTAGACTCTATGTTTCTACCAGTGTCAATATTAACACCATCATACCGTAATGTCGTATTGACTGTTTGCAGTTTAAATTTTGAACCTACGTCTAGCCACTTACCACAGCCATGACATAAAGGCCTACATCCGCCCGCTTTAAAAGCCCTGTGCATTACAGAACTCATCTCTATTACTTCATCCGAAGGGATTTCTTCTACTTCCATAATCTTACTGTTTGGTTGATTGAAGGGCTTTGTTTGCTATAAGCCTCATTTCTTTATTGTCCCCTGAAACACTTTTTTTATCTACTGAAAGAATACGCTGAAGTGATACCCTTAAAATATCCCTCTCCGCCTTCACCTGCTCCAATTCTTTATGAAGCTCATCACGATCAGCCTGGCATTGTTTTAATCCTTCTTTGCAGTCAGTCAGTTCGGCTTCTTTTTTGTATAGTTGCCATTTGAATTGTAGGGCATAAGCATCCATGGCGTTAATTACGCTGACTTTGAAAGTGTCGGCCATGATGACCATCCCTCGGCCTCTGTCATGTGACACGACATGTTTATCTAAAACATCATCAGCACTAAACGTCATCACATCTGCCGACTGAGGGATATCGGTGTGCTTTAGTTGTTCCTGCATCCATTCAGCGCCTTTAATATAAGCTTCACGCTCTGCATACATAATCGTAGCACCTAATTGTGATTGATCAATACTTTTATATTCTTTTGCGGATTGAAGTTCTATTTCTTCCTTGCTTGGTGTTTTCATTTCAATCTATTTAATGTTTTAAAAATTGTTCCTGTTTCTGTTGGCTTTAGGCTTAAGATAAACCAAGCCTTGTAAGCCGCTGAACGTATGCGATCACATATAACATCGTTTAGCATGTTGGTTCTTTGCGTTATAGTCATAAGTCGAATTTTACCTTTAAGGCATTGATGATTTCATCAG